CTGTTTTTGCCGGTGTGACCACTGTGTTTGTTGGTCTTGGCACTTTCTTCACAACGGTTTGCGCGTTGTTAAATGTTGCGCCACTGGTCAAAGGCGAATGCCGGATAACGTAATGCGACAAATCTTGATCAATTGATGCCGTCCAGCTTAAATCTGCATTCGATCCCACCACATTCACGCTGAAATTTGTTACATCAGACGCCGCCGCAGCTTGCCCGACAATTGTATGCGTGCTGGTTGCAAAGTCGGATTTGATGCCCAGCGCGTTTATAGACCTTGCGCGAATGTCATATGTGCCGCCAGCCTTTACGTTGGTTAGCGTAAACCGTTGCCCCGAACCAATGCCAAGCGATTTATAAATTGTCTCAGTTGATAACTTTGCTTCAACCTCAAACTGCCTTGCATAAACAGACGTTGACGCAACATCCACAACTAGAACCGAAATCGCTTGCTGATTGAACAATTCAAGCGTGTCAGATGGCGTGATGGTTGGTGCCGGAATAGTGAACGGGTCTGGCAAGGTCGTGTTATCTTGTGCAAAATCCGCTTCTTCAGCATTCCAGTCATAGACTGTGCTGCTTGTTTCAGCTAGTTCACAATCGACCGTAACTTCATCGGCTCCAAAGTTTAATTTCCAGCTTACAATTTCAAACACTTTTTGCGTAAAGCCCAATCGCGCATTTGTGATCATTACAGTGTCACCGACTTCAAACTGAAAAGCACTCATTTTGAATTTTGCACGCAAGCTGATTTCTTGCCGATTTTTATATAGGATTTGCTTTGCAATACGCTGTGCGCGTGCAGCATTGTCGGTAAATGGCAAATCAAGGTTTAAATAACGGCGTTCGTTATTATCTTCACTTTGGAAAGTGCTGCTTGTGATCTCAGGATAGTCTGTGCCTTGATAATCGCTTGCTGGGCTAATAAACTGCCCTTTAATTGCGTTAAAGCTGTCACGCGCAGTCACAGCGGTTGTAACAGTCAAGCCAGACGCAAAATCATCTTCATCAAGCGTAACTGTCGGCGTGACATACGCGCCAGCACGCAACGACCATTTGCCGTTGCTATAATAAAGCGATCCATTTAACGCGGTCAGCATTTGTTCAAGGTTGCTTCGGGGCGTGTTCTGCGTATCAACAACGCCGTTGAACGTGTAACGTTCTTGCGTACCGCCGCCAGCCAAGGCAACGCTTTCTTCGCAGATATTAGCCGCTGCAATAAAGCTGGCATCATCAATTTCTGCCGCTGTTGCACCTAATCCATAAGTCGTATCAGTCAAATAATTTCTTATGACCAAAGCTGGATTGTCGCTCCAAGCTGTGTTTGTTGTGCGTGGATCGTATATCTTGCGGCCTTTAACAATTGCGCTAATGTTTGGCAATCCTTGTTCAAAAGCATTTTCATTAAATTGAAGCCTTACATATATATAACCTTGGTCTGTAAGCTTGTGATTGCTTGTCCAATTTGTTTGTGCAAGCAATGTTGAAGGAATATTTGCAGCACTGCCGACAGTAACAGGCGCAATAAAAACACGTTGGCTACCATATTTTGACGGGCTGGTAACATTGTTTCCGCTTAGTGTCAAAGCCTCATCATTGAAATATATCGTGGTGAAACTTTCTAGTTCGTGCGCCGACAAGACAATAACCAAATGCAAATATTGATCATTGCCGCTAGTTTCCATCCAAATAAAAGTACCGCCAACGCGGGTTTCACCATAAATCAATTTGCGCGTGGCATTCGATGCCCTTGCAGTCACAGTTTTTGACTGACCGCCCGAACCGCCCACACCGCCACCGCCGCCGCCGTTACCGCCGCCGCCGATGCTGCTAAGACTAGGTCTTGGCGCAAGGGCTTGTGATGCAGCGGTTAGTGCTAAATTCACGACAAATGTTTTTGCAATAAACGCGGCTGTAATTGCTGTTCCAGCGATTGCAGCTCCACCCATTGAAGCAAACGTGGCAACTAATGCTGGAACGACTGCTGCGGCCATATTATTAAACCTTCCACGCTTTCTTTGCCGCACTTAACGGCAGAAAAACTAAACCATCTTGACCCATTGCGGCAACCTTGTCACCAACCACCAATGATAACGCATCACCGGTCGGCGTGTCTATTAGTGCAACATCACCGCGCTGCGCTTTTGACGGGTTTATTTCGCGCAACCTAGCCCCGACACTGGCTGCAAGATCGCCCACGCCCATTTTTACCAGAAACCTAGCAAAGCCATTCTGTGACGAATATTGGCCGATCCAATCGTCAAATCGTGAAGCCCCGCACATAACTTTTTCTGCATACAAACAGAAATGACCGCAATCACTTTTGCCCCATTCAAACTTTTTGTGCCGCCATTCTTCGATATGATCGTTTAAGCGTGTCGGCCAATCTACTAACCGCCCCATTTTATTGTCTTATCTTGCAATGAATTGATAAACTCAAAACCTTTATCTGTGGCATCAAGCCCTTTTTGATCTTCGCTAGTCCAGCGGCGCAATCGTGGCCTTTCGAGATCAATTAATCGGCTTTCGGCAGTCATCGAAATTGTGCAAGTATCGCCTTCTTCAGAAATAGTCATCACATCCATCCGGCCAGAAAATACTTTGTAACTGCTAACCGTGCCAGTAGTAATTGCGCCAACGTATACATTCGCAATACGATATTGATAGTTTTCTGTAAGTGCAATTGACAAAACGCTTGAAGAAACACCTGTCAGCAACATCGACACGCCTTTTGCGCCGATCTCCGCGCTTTCTTCAATCGATGACACATTAATCAATGAACCGCCGCCAGTGTATGTTTCGCCGCCAACGGTTAGATCACCGTAACCATTCCACAAGCGCAATGCACCGCTGTCAAATAGCAGTTCAGCCGCCAGAAAACCAGCAAAGCTGTCGGTCGAAAATTCGGATGGTACACCGCTGCGGCTCATAGTGCTTCAACCGCTGCAAAGCTTATTGAATAAAAACCGGCGTTGTTGATTGTCCAGACCGCTTCATTGCTTGCCAACCGAAAAACACCCTTGGCGTTACTGACCGCAACAGCCGCCCCGTCTGCCGGTGATGAACGCAGATCAGGCCACAAGTTCAAGGTCGCTTCGCCGCTGCTATTGCTGGTAACATCTTCAAGCACTTTGTAAAGCCGCGCCGTTGCTGCACTGCCAAGCTGGATATAATCACCGGCCATCAGATACCCAACCGCCGATGCTGGTAAACCGTCAATGTTTAATTCGTTGCCAGTTTGACTTGCGCCATTAACAACCGGCGTGCCAGCCGCAGATGCCGCAGTTCCGCGTGGCGTTGCGCCGTTTGGATCGCCAACCAGAAACGTGCCGAACTGACCGCGCAGCCGCAAAAGGAAGCTGTTCCAATATTCGCTATCTTCACGCTTAACAGGCGGGATGCGGATCATTGTTGACCATCTTGCGCCAGCGTGCCGAACCGTTTGCTGTGACAGCGTAAACGGGCTTTCTGAAATAGATACAACATCAGTCGCACTAAATTCAACGCTTGCAACGCCGGTTTTTGTCGGAAATGTAAGTGGATACGTTTCAGCCATAACTATCCCCCAAATGCACTAGCGAATGAACCGCCGCGCCGCCTTGCTTCAAACACCGCAGACTTTGATGCTTCTTGTATTTGCGGCAACATACCCATCACTTCAGCGCGTACTGTTTGCGATACGCCAGCCGACAGGTTAATGGTCTGGTGAACGGTAACACCACCGCCGATTTTATCATTTGGCACAATAGTTCCCGCGCTATCCGGCACAAATAATTCTGCACCTCTTTCACCAACGACCGAAACCTTGTTGCGTGGCGGTCTGCCACCATCTGCAAAAAACCCGCCAATGAAGCTACCAATGCTGCTAAAAATGTTACCGCCAGTAGCCCCGCCGCCCATACCAGCCGCAAGTGGGCCGGTGATGCTTTTCTGTATTTGTATGCGGATCAAATCGTTAATAATTGACCGCGCCATTGACTTGAACGCATCTTTCGCGCTGGCTGTTCCCATAGTTACATCAACAAGCGCATCTTCCAGCGACCTAATCCCGCGCACCGCTGCGCTTTCCATATTCCTTTGAAGGTCTTTTGCGCTGTCAGCCAAGTCCATCAATTGCTTGCGATAGGTCTTGCTGGTTTCATTGCCTTGTTCCATATTCCCGTTCAAAGAACCAACAGCATCCGATGTGCCTTGAACCGCTGCACGCAAATCTGAAAACAAAGTGGTGCTTAATGTCCTGTTCATTCTTTCAAAATTGTCGGTGAAATTTAAAATTCTTTTAGCAAGTTTCTCATCAAAAAGACTGAACAAGAGACCACCAGCTTCGGCCAGTCTCAAAACAACGCGCTGTGATTGAGCCGCAAAACGCACAATTGCTTTAGCTGTTTTTTCAACCAGATTGATAACGCCAATAGCCAAATCTTTGGCAAACTTTTTTATTCCGCCAGTTTGCTTAATTGCAGCCACAATCTTGTTTCGCATCAAGTCAACAATCACGCGCAATGCCGGTGCTAACGCGGCAACCAATTGGTCACGCACGCCGCCAAGCATTGTTCCCAGCTTCATCATTGCATCGTTGGTTTCTTCAACGCCCTTGACCGCGCTTGACGATAATATGAAGCCAAGACCTTCGGCATCTTGGAACATCTGTTGCAGGGCTGTGCTGCCGCCTTCCAGCGTGTTTACAAACGCCACGCCTTCACTATCAAACAGCTTAAACGCAAGCCGCACTTTATCGCCACTGCTTTGAACTTTATCAAAGGCATCAGCCAGCTTTAGCATTTGCTGATCAAGTGATAATTTTGTCAGTTCTTTGGCATTTAAGCCAAGTTCTTTCAACGCATCTTTAGCTTCGCCGGTATTGTTGGCCGCCTCAGACAGTCGCCGCGTAAACCGCTGCACTGCCATATCGACTGTGCGCGTTTCAACGCCAGCCAGATTGGACGCATATCGCAGCTTTTGTAATGCTTGACTGGTGACGCCCAGCTTCCGCGCTGTCTTGCCCAGCGTGTCAATGCTTTGCAGTGACGACTTGACCAACAAGCCAAGACCAGCCGCGCCAGCAACGGCGGTCAGACCGACCTTGAAGTTAAACAGTGCTTTGCGAACAAGCCCTAACGACTGGTTTAATTTGCGGAACGTGCCGCGTGTAAGGTCTTTCGCGGTGATGGTAAAGTTAAGATTTTGATTTGCCATCTTCGATCACCTTGAAATATGCGAACCATTCGTTCAGTTCTGTCAGCGTCAATTCTTCAATTTCGGCTTGTGTCTTGTGAAGGCGATCCGCCAAGGCCAGCATATTCAGCCTCAACGGGTCGCCCTTTAGTTTTTTTCCGCATCCCCAACGCTTTCAACATCGCCAAACATCTGCCCAGCAATATCAGCAATCAAGGCCACGCTATCACCCATCAGGTGCATCTTATCTTCTAACGTAAACATCCGCTTGCCATCGGCATCTTCAGCTTTGGTAATAATCAAATCAACCATTCCGCTGATTGTCATATTATTTAGAAAGTCTTTGTGCTTTCTTTGCAGCTTGTCAATATCTCCGGCGGTAATGGCTCCAGAATAAATAACCAACGGCTGACCATCTTCGCCCCACTCATCAACTCTAATTACTTTACGATCACGCTGTCTGCGTGCTGCTATCTGTTCTCCCAAACCCATTTTTTACCCCTTTATGATACGGTTGTTTCAGTTAAGCCGCCAGTACCTTGAAAACTGTATGTGGCGGTATTGATGCCATCAGATGTGACGCCAAGTGAAAAGCTGGTGACAATCGCTGAACCTGTCAGCTTATGATCGCCAGATGTGTTACCTTCCATTTGCAAGTTCAAAGTGATGCTATCACCAGCGCGGCAGTTTGTTTGCGCTGTGTCAGTATCGTCAAAATAGGTTTCAACAGTACCGGTGAAATCCTTGAATGATGCCACATAGGTCTTGGCAGTGTCGCCCATTACTGTATCTTCAATTGTGTCAGCGGTTTCATCTAATGAAAAGCTAATCACTTCAGCCATAACGTCAGTGCCGATTAGGACTGACCCAGCATTTCCCTTAAAAGTCGCCATTGGTTTATCTCCTTAAACGGCAGTTTCAACGTCATTTTCTTTGGTGCGGTATTGCACCGATATTGTAAACCGACCAACGGCCACCGGCTGTTCGCCATCGCCACTATAGTCAGCCTCAAACGCAACAATCTGTGCATCTTTTGCCAGATTATTCAGCGTCACATCTGCGGCAATGGCTTCTTCAACCTCAACCGCAATTCCATCCAGCGCATTATCATAATTCGCTGTGCCAATTACATATGCTTCAACAGCAACTTCTAAAACCCTATTTATCGAACGCGCCAGCGTGATTGTATCAAATTCGGTGGCTTCGCTCTTGGTAAAAATGCAAAGTGCTGGCAACTTTGTCTGTTCCAGCGGGAATATACGGCTGCGAAATACGTTGCTGCCGGTAGTTGTCAGCCCCGTTAAAACAGTAACGATCCTGTCGCGGATTTGCTGCCTAACGTGCGCCATTATTGTTTCTCCAGAACCAGCGTGGTCATACCAGTGCCGTCATCCTGCACAATCCGCATCGTATAGGCCACCGCGTTGATCGTGATAGTGTCGCCTTCAACGGCGGTTGATACGTCTGCGGTGCGGCAAACAAACCGTGGTTGCTGTAATGCAAAGCCAACGCCCCCACCAGCGTCAACCTCGACAAAATCATTGTCAAATATGCCATTGATCGTGCCGCCCGAATAGGTTGCTGCAACCCCAAAATCGTCAACGCCAATGAAGATGGCGCGATCATCTGCGGTTTCCACAGCCATTAGTCGGCATCCACTTCAGCGGCTTTTGCCTTTTTAGCTTTCCACAATTTCGCATAACCGCGATCAATTAGCTTGTTTGCCTCATCTTCGCGAACATTGTGATCTTCACCGGCAAGCATAATCCCGACCGATCCTGCTTGGCAGTCTTTGACTGTTGTGATTTTGATCAATTTATTTGGCATTTTTCTTTGTGTTCCGCTTTACTAGGCTGGCCGCTGATTTCTTTGTTATTCCAATTGCCCGATCAGTGATGCCAACTTTATCTTCAACAACTTCGACTTTGCCGGTATTGACCAAATCGAAACCAACATTGTCAGCCACTTCGACAATATCGCCAACTTCGTGCGCCTTGCCACTGATTAAAATATTACGTTTGCATTTAATTTTCATCATTAACCCCTATGGGAAAAGCAGGGCGACCGCAGCCGCCCCGCTAGTTTATTTAGGAAGCATCGATATCCAAGCACGCTGCGAATGATTGCGCGTGGCGAACAGCAATGTCCATTTCCTGCATTACGCGGATGCGTACTGCACCGGTTGAACCGGCTGTGTATGGATCAACCAAAACGTCTGGTGTGCTGAAGAAGCCCATCATTAGCTGGCTAAAGTCACCAAAGATCATAGCAGATGCCGGATCAAGTGTGCCTTTTGTCAGGTCTGACGGCACGTTATTGGTTACAGCTAATTTGTAACCATAAAGGCTATCCCAAGGCGCATCCAAAAGCATCACGCTATCTGTTGACGCAACCTTTGAAGTTGAAGCCATATGTGACTTCACTTTCGGGTTGGTCAAATAAGCAAGCGTATTGCCGTTGATCGCAGCATTGTCAACTTCAACTTCTTTAACAAGGCTAGTGATTGCCGCCCAAGTCAGATCGCCACCATTGGTTCCGATTGCGACTGAACCAATGCCAGTTGTGCCGGTGATGCCGGTTGGCTCGTTAGAACCGCCGCCTTCAATAGCAACATCTTCGATCTTTTGTGCAATTGCGTTCAACAGGTCATCGCGAACGATTTGCTCAACAGATGGGTCAGACTGGATCATCAGCAAACGTGAAACGTCTGTGAATGCGCCAAGTGACTTTGGTGACATTGTGACTTGTGAGAAAGTTGCATTGACCTCAGATGTT